CCCCTTGTGGGGTCACCCTAGGTGAATACTTCACCGTTCTACTGTATATGTGGCGCACTCCTAAGACTCAAACCACTCCTGGATTCCTTGATACTGACGTCGCGATTGCCAAAGGCAATCATACCGGCGTAATATCAGGGCAATTCCATCCTCAGGATGAATTCTTCGATTTATTCGAAGTAATCAATTCTGATGACGATGGAGGACCAAAAGAATGGAAAGATTGTCAGCATTATAAGCGGACAACCTCTCTACCTCCTGGTTCTTGGCGTTTTCAAACCATTTACTCTGTAAATGCGGATGATGACGACAAGTGGTGGGAGTATACTACCCGTAGCCGTTCCTACTTTTGGAACAGCTTGGGTGGTCCCTCCGGTCGAGGGAGTGTAGTGTATGGGAACTGGGACTTCCCAGTTAATGGGTTACCAGTGTTGTGCTACTTCGATGAGACGGAAAAGGCTGTTGTACCTATTCCGCCTTACGAAATGAATACTTGGTCTGGAGGTGCTTTACAAGCTCTCCTTCCAGGTATCCGGCCACGGCTCAGTTTATTGAATTCAATATATGAGCTTAAGGACTTTAAGTCCTTGCCGCGCACCCTAAGCAATATCGCTAACCTCGGTCGTTCCTTGTTGAAAGGAAAGAACTGGGGTAGGCAGACGTTGCGTAGGCTCCTACACGCAAGCGCCGATGGTTATCTCCAAGAGGAGTTTAACGTCGCGCCTCTCCTGTCTGATATAGCAGCTATAAAATCTGCTATAGACGGAGTTCGTTCCGAGATTCAAAAACTTCTCGATAACGAAGGTAAGAGACAGAGGAAGCATTATGCTTCTTCTTACAACGGTTACACATCCAAAACGGATCGTAATACATCTTCAGACTTGCCGGCCTATTTTGGCCTGCCAGGTTCTGAAGTTATTCAAGTCCGTAAGGTTGCGTACCCTCTTGCTCGGCTCGTTGCTTCGATCGAGTTCAGTTATGACCTCGATCCTTGGGAGCGTGAAAACGCGCTATGGCGTGGCTATCTGGATGCCCTTGGGGTTACTGTTAACCCCCAGATCATTTGGAATGCCATTCCATGGACGTTTGTAGTTGACTGGGTTGTTGGCGTTAGCCAATTCCTTGGTCAATTTAAACTCCGAAACATAGAGCCCAGGACCCGCATACACAAGTACATGGTCAGTGCACATGTTCAACGAACTATTGATACGGAGTTTAGTCTCCATACCAAGTTCGGTGATAATGACCCTGACCCTGTGCCCATGGTCAACATAGTGGAGGATGCGTATATACGCCTCAACCGCGACGCTGACCTTATACGTTGGTTCACGACCAGCGGGGTGAGCTCTCACGAGTTCACCTTAGCTGCTGCATTAGTTGCTTCTCGTAAATGAGTAGTGATTCGGGATTAACCCGAATGCAGCACTCGAATACTGTTCAGACCTGCAGTTAATCAGGCCTGTAAGCATGCTAACTAATACACTGAACACTAATGAAGTGAAGAATTCAGCCGGTACTGAACAAGAGTTCACCCGACTGAGTATCGCTGACCGTCAGACGGAGTTTGCGTTAATAACGGAAACTCCGGCTGCTCCTCACCGCCTCAAGATTTCCCATCTTGAGACCGGTTCTGGAGCTAGTAAAAGACGAAGGTCGCTTGTCCGGTTTGACAAAACTGTCACCGGAGCGAGTCTTTCGCCAGTTACTATCTCGGCTTATGCCGTCCTCGACATCCCCGTTGGGGACATTGCGACGATGGCTGAGCCCACTCACGTTCTCGCGAACTTGATTTCGTTTCTCGCCTCTTTAGGGGCGAGTACGACAATCTTGTACGACGGGACCGGGAATGGGGCAGCGGTTCTGCTTAACGGCGGTCTGTAAAGACCGTTTGGTATCCTTTTAGGAAACCAAGCATTAAACTTATGTTTAATACCATTATGCGGTTCTTCAGAGAAGATCCTTCTCGTCTGTTGTATATTATGGTAGCGATGATAATCGTTACCATTCTGTGTCTCGGTTGCTCGTTAGGCAAAATTGCCTTTCAAGCTGAGGACATTAAGGTTGAGAAACCTTATGTGCCCTCTACACCCTGACAGGAAACATTGTTATGCTTCATATAAGTCCGGTGTGCATTGAGGCTGACAGTTTAGTACGGCAGACTGATTGGATAGTAACGACTAATCACGGCTTAATAAGCCTGACCTATTAATTTAGGTCTGATAGGTTAGTCGCCAAGTGGGAGAGGTACAAGCGAGTCAATACTCGCTCAGGGCCTCACCACACGTCTTCTCGCGGTGTTCATTAGCATCAGGCAGTGTAGCGCATGCTCTAGGAGAGATACCTTATGGTACTCAATAAGAGCCTAGATGAGTATAAAGACCTCATCGCCGCTTTACTGTCTGACGTGCAAACGTTACACAGTGAAGTATTGTCACCAAGAGCTAAACGCCTAACCATCAAGTTGATGGAAAGAAGATTAGCTCTGGAAGGAATAGGTTTTCTTACGAAAACCTTACCACGCTTAGGTAAAGCCCTTGATAGGGCCTTATCTGGCGAAGTTCAGTTAGACGCTGCTAGTGTTGCTTTTCCAAGCCTCACTAACAGTAAGCTACCGAGATTTCTCGGTGAGCTATTCCAACTCATCTTCGCTCACAGCGGTTGGGTTCTTCCAACTCCCTGTGTCCGAAGCATCCAAACTATTCGGCAAATTTGTTACTTATTTTATAAGTACGAATTTCCTTATAGTTCAGACCTCGAACAAGAAGTTATTGACCAGTTTATAAAAACTGAGCAAGAACTTCTGCCTTACAACCAATACGCTAATGGATTATTTCATCAGCAGATTGGCGAAGATCCCAAAGCCATTGCCTCTATTAAAGATGCAAGACTTCGGCGTCTTCTATTCAGAGCTCGCAGACTGTTATCAGATCTGTTCAGCTCTTTTAACGTCGACGACATTGTTCCTCGACACGGACCTGGAGCCGTTTCTACAAAAGAACGACTCTGGGATAAGTATCGATGGAGCAAGGTTAGTCCTCGAATCACATCTGTCTATCCTTACGATGCATATTTTTGTGCTTCGTTAGGTGCAGTGTGTGATAGTTACAAGACTTGGAAAAGTCTTGAACTCGTTGAGTCCTCCGCCAAGGTTATCCTTGTACCGAAGGACTCTCGTGGCCCACGCCTAATATCTTGCGAACCACTGGATTTCCAGTGGATACAGCAAGGTTTAGGATCGGCTATTGTGAGACATGTGGAGTCCCATCCTTTGACAAGGTGGAACGTCCACTTCACTGATCAGAACCCGAACCGTATAGCTGCCCTCTTGGGCAGTTCAACGGGAAGGTATGCGACACTTGACCTCAAGGAGGCCAGTGATCGCATCTCGATCGGTTTAGTTCGTCTACTGTTCCCTGAGCCCCTTCTGGGGCGTCTTAAGAACTGTAGAAGTCTGAGCACAACACTTCCGGATGGAAGAGTTATGGTTCTGAACAAGTTTGCTCCAATGGGATCAGCTTTATGCTTTCCCGTTTTAGCACTTACTGTTTGGGCCCTCTTATCATCGGGGTGTTGGGATGCGTATTCTAATCAAAAGATCCATCGAAGATGGACCAAAGATAGAATACTCGTGTACGGCGATGATGTGATCGTGCCAACGGCTTACGCCTCGCACGCGATCGAACTCCTCGAAGCATTTGGGTTAAAAGTTAACCGTGCTAAGAGTTGTATCAGTGGATTCTTTAGAGAATCCTGTGGCATGGATGCCTATAAAGGCATCGACGTCACTCCAGTCCGTTTTCGGACTGTCTGGTCATCACGCCCATCCCCGGATGTTTATTCTTCGTGGATTAGCTATGCTAATTCACTTTATAATAAACATTACTATAACGCGTACGATTTTATCGTACGGCGTCTTTGTAGAGTATACAAAGACATACCTGAGCTGTCTCCAGAGTTAAACTCTGATCTGGCTCTCGTTACAGTACCGGAGGCCTACCGGTCTAACAAGCGTAGATGGAATTCAGACTTACAAAAGTTTGAATACCTTATCTGGCACGTTAGATCACGTCCCGTAAAAAAGGTAATAGATGGATGGTCCATGCTTCTCCGATATTTCGTTGAAGCAGGGCGCCAAACATCCCCTTTTGGGACGAACGATAGACCTCGCAGACGCGGTGTAGCGGCTCAAGCCCAACAAAAATTGGGCCCTTCGTGGCTTCCTTATGGATGCTACGTGCCGTACTCCGTCCGATCATACACGATACGCGACACCACAAAATTGGTGCGCGCGTGGCGATGATTAGGTAGGTCAAAGTTAACCAAACTTCGGC